TGCTCATGGACACGGAGCTGGAACTTTGGCCGTCGATATTCCGCCGTTTCCTTCTCCAGCGCTTGGCTCTGGAACACCACACAACAACCTACAGCCGTACGTGGTCTTCTTGAAGATCGTCAAAGTTCTGTGATCGGGGGTCCTGATGAGTGACAAAATCATTGTGTACAAAGGCAGGACGAACATCATCACTGTGAGTCTCGGGTTCGATGCTTCCAATGATGTGATCACAAGTGAAATTCGAACGGCATCGGGAACCTTGATCGCAACGTGGGCTGTGGCTTTCGATGGAGATGGAACTGATGGCGAATTGGTTCTTACTCTTGACAACAGTGCAACGTCGGGAATTCAGTACACAAGTGGCTTCATGGATTTGAAAAGACTGATTGGAGCAGAACCAGTCAGCGTTTTCGACGAACCAGTTGAAGTCGAATTCAGAGCGGTGGTGACGCAATGACAAACACTTCGATCATGTACAAGACGCAGAAGATCATCGTCAATCCACCACTGAGAGCAATCGAGATCGCCTCACTCGAGCAGCACATCACTGTCAGCCCGGCGCAATCGTCCTTCAGCATTGTTCTTGCTGGCCCAATGGGACCGGCTGGCCCACCAGGTACGTCAGATGCGATTTCGGACATTCTCACGGTGGACGGTCAACTCTTGACAAGAGAGACTGGCGTGCTAGCTCCAATCACACGTGTGGATCTTGCCAATGATCCGGCGTTCATGGCGCACTACGGAGCGATTTGGGTCAACACAAACCCTCCGCCAACTCCAACCGATGGCGAAATGTGGTGGGATATCGACGACGTCTCGGTTGTTCCACCGTTGAGTGCTTTGGACATGTCCAACGATTCTGCATTCACGTCGAAGTACGGAACCACTGTGAATCATGGATCGGTAGCGGCAACTGCAAGAAAAGGTACTGCTCCATGCCAGTGGATCGGTAGCGTCAACCCTACGAATGCGACCGATGACGATCGTCTGTATCGCACAGACCAAACTGCATTCTACGTCAGAGTGGCTGGTGCTTGGGTTGAAATTGGATCTTTGCGTTTTGTTCCAGCAGCAACGGCTTGGACCAATTTAACGCTTGCCGGAACGTGGGTCAACTTCGATGCAGGGCACCCAGCTCAATACCGCAAGGTAGGAGACGATGTAGAAATTCGTGGATTGGTCAAAAGTGGGACCATTGGTTCAACCATCAACTCTACACCGCTTCCTGCTGGATTTCTTCCGTTTCAGACCGACGAGTCGTTCGTTCAAGGTGGTAGCGGTGTGACCGGTTTGGTCAGCGTGTTCAAAGCTACGGGGCAGATAGTTCCTGCTGCTCCGTTGACCAATGCATTCGTTTATCTGTCCGGCATCAAATACTCAACGGTGGCCTGATGCGCACTTCAACAAGGAGGTCAAATGTCGCAACTCAAGATTTATGACCTCGCTACGCACACGTGGAAATACGTGTCGTCGCCGAGTCAGATGGTCGCTGTTTCGGATGCTCCTCCTGCAACACCATACAACGGAATGCTGTGGTGGGATACGGATGATGCTTCGCTTCTCGTCGACACTGTCGCTCCAGTCACACTGGCAAACGATCCCGCATTCACGACGAAGTATGCGCCAATCACTGTCAATGGTACCTACGTTCCAGTTTTGGCCAACTTGGCGATCGGTACTGGCGGTACGCCGATCAACACTGCGACTTTCACGTTCAATGGCCTTTCGGCAGGCGGAGTGCTCACCGTAGAAGGTGTGATCAAGTTCGGAACCACTTCGATCACTCTTCCTGGTGCTTCGGCGCCGACGATCTCACTGCCTGTCGGCTACTCGCTGATCGCTCCACTCAACACAGAACAGCTCATCTCCTCAGCGAACTTCTTCGATGTCTCTGCTGCACTCAACTATCGTGGTGTCTGCATGACCGTGGATGCCACCCATATTGCTCCGCAGTATCTCTTGGCGTCAGCACCCGGAGTTGCGGGCGGGCCACCCGTTTCTACTGTGCCGTTCACTTGGGCGACTGCAGATGAGATCCATTGGCGCATTCTTGCTAGATGCACAGGTCCGTGATGACGAAAGGAGGTAATCATGCCAAGACTCAAGGTCTATGACCTCGCCACAGGTACATGGCAGTACGCAGGAGGCGTCGATCCCGTTGCCCTTGCCACAGATGCAGCGTTTACTTCTCGGTACATGCCAGTGCCAACACCATGGACTGCGCCAGCATTTCTCTCTGGATGGGTTAATGTTGGTACTCCACAGGAAAATGCCGGATACCGAAAGATTGGCGACATGGTATTTCTGCGGGGTAGTATCAAAAGTGGCACGTTATCCAACGCAGCATTTCAACTATCTGCTGCATTTCAACCACCAAAAACGTTGATGTTTACATGCGTCATGGCTCCGGCTGGTGCAACATTAGGAGCTGTTTATGTCAATGGTGTTGTTGCTGGTGTTAACGCTGGATTTGTAACGCCGTATACCGGAGCGAATACTGAAGTCCATCTTGATGGCATCTCGTATTCGACGGTGTAGTATTTGGCAACTGTCAAAATGGGAGTCAACATGATAGAGATCGAATCCAAGGGTGACTTCCGAAACACTGAGAAATTCCTTGCATCCATGGCAAAGGATGATCTCTTCGCAGTTCTCGAACATTACGGCCATGTTGGTGTTGATGCCTTGTCCAGTGCGACACCAACTCGTAGCGGATTGACTGCGGCTTCTTGGAATTTCGAAGTGGTCAACAAGAAAGGCGAGCACGCCATCATTTGGCATAACACAAATGTCAACGACGGCCTTCCAGTAGCAATCCTAATTCAGTACGGGCATGGAACCGGAACTGGAGGATGGGTCGAAGGGTACGACTACATCAATCCCGCAATACGTCCGATCTTTGACATGATCACAACAGAGGTGTGGAAGCAGGTGACAAATGGCTAGCGTAGATGATCGCATTGTTGCAATGAAGTTCGACAACGATACCTTCCAAAAGAAGGTTGCCGACACCATCAAAAGCATGGACGATCTGAAAAAGAGCCTAGATTTTGCGAACCAAAAGAAGGGCATGGAGGAACTCCAAACCGCTAGCCGAAACCTGTCCTTCGAAGGAATTGCAAGTGCTCTCGACGGACTTTCTGGGAAATTCACTGCAATGGGAGCGATTGCATTCTCGGTCCTTCAGAACGTCACGAACATGGCGATCCATGCGGGCGTTCAACTTGCCAAGAACCTGTCACTGGATCAAGTGATTGGCGGGTTCCACGAATACGAAACCAACATGAACTCGATTCAGACGATCATGGCCAACACAAAGTCTGATGGTTCGACCTTGGATGACGTCAACAAAGCGCTTGATCAGTTGAATACGTATTCCGACCAGACGATCTACAACTTCAGTCAAATGGCCAAGAACATCGGTACGTTTACTGCAGCCGGAGTCGATCTTGGTACTTCAGTCGATTCGATCAAGGGCATTGCAAACCTCGCAGCCATATCTGGATCGAATGCCGATCAAGCATCCACAGCCATGTATCAGCTTTCACAAGCTCTTGCATCTGGCTCCGTCAAATTGATGGACTGGAACTCGATCGTCAACGCCGGCATGGGTGGTGAGGTTTTCCAGAAGGCCTTGTTCGAGACCGGAAAGGCATTGGGGACGATCAAAGATGTTCCGATGTCACAAACGTTCGACCAGTGGAAGGACGCCGGCAACACCTTCCGAGATTCGCTGCAAGATGGTTGGATCACAGCAGATGTCTTGACGAACACGCTCAAGGGATTCACTGGTGACCTGACGGAAGCCCAAATCAAGGCAATGGGCTACACGGACGAACAGACAAAGCAGATCATGGAGATGGGTAAGACTGGCAAGGATGCCGCTACTCAGATCAAGACGCTCAGTCAGTTGATAAGCACGGTCAAAGAAAGCATTGGTTCAGGTTGGACCAGAACTTTCCAGATCGTGTTCGGTGACTTCGAAGAAGCAAAGACATTGTTCACAGACGTCAACGATGCTCTTGGTGTCATGATCAGCACCTCGGCGGATGCCCGTAACAAGGTTCTTGGCGATTGGAAAGCACTGGGCGGTCGCACACAGCTCATCGCAGCGTTGAAAGCTGGGTTTGAAGCCTTGATCGGCGTCATAAAGATTGTCAGTGGAGCGTTCCACGACATATTCCCAGCAGTCACAGGGACGCGACTCCTTCAACTGACAGTCGAGTTCAAGAACTTCATGGAGAGCTTGAAGCCGACTCCGGCGGTGGCCGTGCTTCTGACCCGCATATTCAGGGGTTTGTTTGCGGCTCTGAGTATCGGTTGGAACGTCATCAAGGGAACCATCGGGTTCTTCAAGGATCTCTTCGACTTCTTCAAGCCTCAGACAACCGATCCGAATCAGGGAGTTCTCGGATGGATGGCGAAAGTTGGGGATGGACTAACGGCGCTTCAGCAGGCACTCGTCGGTGGTGGCGGAATCATCAACTTCTTCCATGATCTGGAACTTGCAGTCATCGATTTCATCCAAAACTTCTCATTCCAAAACGTGGTCGACACTGCTCTCGGACTCCTGAAGAAGTTGAAGGACGCATTCGTCGGATTGTTCATCGGTGCAGGTGCCATCGTTCCACCAGAAGTAACCGATGCTCTTCAACGCATGGGTGATCGACTTGGTTGGATCGTTGATATTGCGCACGCTGTTGGGGATGCCTGGGATTGGGTGAAGGATCACCTTGACAACATCAAGAAGGGTCTCGAGGGATTCCTGACCTTCGTCAAGGACAAATTCTCGAATCTTCCTCAGTTGATTGCCGACGCCCTCAGTGGAACCGATTACAGCTCTGCTCTGTCAACCATTGACGTTGGACTGTTCGGCGGCCTTGTCCTCATGATCAGGAAGTTCTTGAACAGTGACAAACTGGACTTCAGTGGCATCATCGACAAGATCAAGGGTGCTTTCGGTGGTCTGACAGACACACTGCAAGCTATGCAGACCAAGTTGAAGGCCGATGCCTTGAAGAGCATTGCCATAGCAATCGGTTTGCTTGTCGCATCTCTGGTCGTCTTGTCAATGATCGATTCCGAGAATCTGACACGAGGCTTCAGTGCAATGGCAATCGGATTCGGCTTCCTCGTCACTGCCATGGGAGTTCTCAATCAAGTTGTATCTGGCCCAACGGATGCCGCAAAACTTGGATTGCTGGCTACGGGTTTGATTCTTCTCTCCGGAGCGATGATCCTGCTGTCCATAGCAGCGAAGATCTTTTCGACGATGAACTGGGAGGAGATCTCGAAAGGTCTTCTCGGTGTGGGTACCATGCTCGGAATTCTTGCCGGGTTCATGAAGATCCTTCCAGATTCGGCCTCGATGATCTCTACCGGTCTCGGATTGATCGCCATTGGCGTTGCTTTGAACATCATCGCATTGGCTGTGAAGTCATTTGCGGAGATGCAATGGGAATCAATGGGTCAAGGTCTTACCGGAATCGCCGGTGGATTGGTGGCCATTGGCGCTTCCATGAACCTGATGCCGGACGGAATGGTTCTGAAGGGTGTCGGCCTCATCGCCGTTGCCGTGGCGTTGAACATATTGGCGCTCGCCCTCAAGTCGTTCGCCGAGATGAAATGGGACGAGATGGGGAAGGGACTGGCTGGGATAGGAGCTTCTCTCGTTCTTCTCACAGTTGCCCTTTCTCTCATGCCGAATGGTGTCAGTCTGGCATTGCAAGGCGCAGGTCTTCTCATGATCGGCATCGGTCTTGTGATGATCGCACAAGCAGTCAAGAGCATGAGTGGCATGTCATGGGCAGAAATGGCTCGTGGCTTGGCCGCTCT